CACCCGGCATGGCTCCTTGAACTTTTTGCGGGAACGATAATGTATTATAGTCTGCCATGGTTTTTCCTGTACTAAATATAGTTGTCTGCTTGTATTTATCGCTTCAAAAAACCACAAAATTTACCCACATCTGTTGCATTTCAGCAACAGTAAGTGTATTATTGTCTTAACAACATAACAGAGGGACTATGGCTGTAACATCTAAAAAACCAGTAAATTACTTAAACAATAAAGATATCCTAAAGGAAATTCATGAGAGCAAGAGTACATATTGCTCATTTGTGCAAAAAGAATATCATAGATATGATCTTATCATCGATAAACCCGATGAACCATTAGAAAAATCTCTAGCATTTGCAGTAAAGCCCGCACAAATTAAGGCTGCTAAAGAAGTTAGAGCCGCAAGATTATCAATAGAAACAGGTGAAAAAGTTGATCCAAAATCAGTCAACAAAGAAGATTTGATTTTTAGAGTCATGACTTGGGATCATATTCCTGTATCTCAAAAGCAACCTAGAAAGACAGTTAAGAAAAAGACTGCTAGGGACATTCTATCGTTTGATGACGATGAAGTTGACACTGATTCTATTTTTGAAGAATTAGAAGACAATACCACTAAAGGTGAAGTTGATGACATGGTTCATGTCAAAGTAAACTTTCCACCATTCCAACATTTTAAGTTAGACGATACTGGCTCATTAGTATGTGTAGGTAAAAGTCATTGGATTGGCGGCATGCACAACGGTGAATTCAGTAAAGATCATGGGCAGATTACTAACAAACTAGCACGTATGTATATCATGCTTTGTGAAAAGTATGCTATGAAGTTCAATTGGCGCGGATATACCTACAATGACGAAATGCGCAACAGTGCTATTCTACAGTTGACATATGTGGGCTTACGTTTCAATGAGGCTAAGTCAGCCAATCCATTCGCTTACTATACTGCGGCGATCACTAACAGTTTCTGCCGTGTTCTTAATACGGAAAAGCGTAACCAAAATATTCGTGATGACATTCTTGAAATGAATGGACTAAACCCAAGTTTCAGTCGTCAGATGAGCGGTGTTAAAGTTACATTCGAAGAATAAGGTAACCTAAACAGTTGCAAAATGAATAAAGAGGTCTTATAGTATCGCTATGGCGAATCTATTTAAAAAGGCGGCAGTATTCACGGATATTCACTTTGGACTTAAGTCGAACAGTCTACAACATAACTTAGACTGTTCTGACTTTGTTGATTGGTTTATCAGTGAAGCCAAAAAAGAAAACTGCGAGACATGCTTCTTTTTGGGTGATTATAATCACCATCGTTCTAGTATCAATATGCATACCATGCAGTTTGGTCTACGTGCATTAGAGAAACTTAACGACAACTTTGATAGAGTAATCTTTATCCCGGGCAATCACGATTTATATTATCGTGACCGTAGAGATATTCACAGTGTTGAATGGGCAAAGCATTTGCCTAATGTAACAATCGTTAATGACTGGTTAGTAGAAGGTGACTGCGTTGTTGCACCCTGGCTAGTAGGTGATGATTATAAAAAGTTGTCCAAATTAGGTGGAAAATATCTATTCAGCCACTTAGAACTTCCCAACTTCTATATGAATGCTATGGTTCAAATGCCTGATCATGGTGAATTGAACGATAATCACGTAGTCGGATTCGAAAAAGTATTCAGTGGCCACTTTCATAAACGCCAAGCAAGAAATAATATTTGGTATATCGGCAATGCATTCCCACACAACTATGCAGACGCAGGCGATGATCAAAGAGGCATGATGATCCTAGAATGGAATAAGGATCCTGAGTTTCGTGCATGGCCCGATCAACCCGTGTTTCGTGTTTATAAACTAAGTGAAATCTTAGATAACCCAGAAGGCTTGCTATTACCACGCAGTAATATTAGAGTACATCTAGACATTGATATTAGTTATGAAGAGGCCAATTTTATCAGAGAAACATTAATTCCCAAACATTGTTTACGTGAAATGGCATTGATTCCTATGAAGTTAGATCAAGTAGGGCAAGACCTTGCGCCTGGTGAAATTAAATTTGAAAGCGTAGATCAGATTATCATTGATCAAATCTCTAATATTGAGAGTGAATTCTATGATAGTAAGATGCTACTGGAGTTATATAGAAATCTATGATTGTATTAAAAAATATCACATTACGTAACTTTCTAAGTATTGGTGCAGTAACACAAGCAGTTAACTTTGATAGCAAGGAACTTACACTTATTCTGGGTGAAAACTTAGACTTAGGTGGTGATGGTGCTAGAAACGGTACAGGTAAAACTACACTAATTCAAGGTCTTGCTTACGCCTTGTTTGGACAACCAATCAATAACATTCGTAAAGATAATTTAATCAATCGAACAAATGGTAAGGGTATGATGGTTACCCTTGAGTTTGTTGCTAACGGCGTTGAATATAAGATTGAGCGCGGACGCAGACCAAATGTGTTAAAGTTTTACGTGAACAGTGATTTACAAACTGGTCAAGATGATGCACAGGGCGAGAACAAAGAAACGCAAATTCAAATTGAACGTGCAATTGGTATGACTCCTGACATGTTCAAGCACATTGTTGCATTGAACACATATTCAGAACCTTTCTTGGCAATGAAATCTAATGATCAGCGTAATGTCATTGAGCAATTACTAGGTATCACACTTTTGTCAGAAAAGGCAGATATCATCAAAGAAAAGATTCGCATCAATAAGGATGCAATCACAAGTGAAGAGTTTCGTGTCAAGGCTGTTGAAGAGGCCAACAAGCGTGTGCAAGAACAGATTGATAGCGTTAAGCGCCGTCAAACATTGTGGCAGAAAAAGCATGCCGAGGATCTTGCCAAGTTGGTAACTGATTATGAAGATTTAAGCAAGATCAACATTGAAGCCGAACTACAATCACATAAAGATTTAGTTGTTTGGAATTCACAAAAAACTCAACAGGATACTTATAATGCGTTGCTTGCACGTAGCACTGCTTGGAAGCAAAAGCATGACCTTGAAGTAGCCGAAGCAAGTCAATCATATCTAAAGAAGAATTTCTTTAATATTGAACCTGAACTTGAAGCATGGACTCAACTTACTAAGTGGCTGGCAGATAAGGCAGAACAAGATACTATTGCTACTGCAATTGTTACCCAAACCAAAAGTATCGAGAAAGAAAAAAAATTAATTGAGAAATTGGAACAGGAAGTTCAATCACTGGAAGAACATAAATGTTATGCATGTGGTCAAGACTTCCACGATGAACAACATGAAAAGGTTATCTCTTCTAAGCGTATTGACTTAGAAGGTGCGGTTACACAACTAAAAGAATACGAAAAGAATCTCGCTGATAATCAAAAGTTAGTTAAAGATTTAGGACCCAAACCTAAAACTCATTACAAGACCGAAGCAGAAGCAATTCGCCACAGCAGTGATCTGGCTAACTTGAAAAAGGTATTAGAAGATAAGGAAGCAGAGACCAATCCTTATAGTGAACAATTAGATGAATTAACTGTTATTGAACTAGGACCTAAGCCAAAGACACATTATGACACTGAGGCGAAGGCAATTGAACATCGCAGTACTGTTGCTAATTTAGAAAAAAGCATTGAAAATAAAGTCGCTGAAACTGATCCATATAGTGAACAAGTTGCTGAGATGGAAGCACAAGCATTACAAGAAATCAGTTTTGATAAAATAAACGAACTTACTAAATTAGGTGATCACCTAAAATTCCTATTAGATTTGCTAACTAGTAAAGATAGTTTCGTTCGTAAAAAGATTATCGATCAGAACCTATCATATTTAAATGCTAGACTTACACATTATCTGGACAAGATTGGCTTGCCCCATACTGTTGTGTTTAAGAATGACTTGTCGGTTGAAATTACCGAACTCGGTCGTGAGTTGGACTTTGATAACTTATCACGGGGTGAGCGGAACCGATTGATTTTAGGATTAAGTTTTGCGTTCCGTGACGTATGGGAGAACTTATACTTCCCAATCAATACACTGTTCATTGACGAATTGATTGACAGTGGTTTAGATAGTATCGGTGTTGAAAACAGCATGGCTATTTTGAAAGACATGTCACGTAGACGCAACAAGAGCATTTGGCTTGTAAGTCATAGAGAAGAACTTGCAGGACGTGTGCCTAGCGTGTTGAAGGTTGTTAAAGAAAACGGCTTTACAACATACAATACAACAACTGATATTGAATAATGTTAGCAAAATGGCACTGGCATATTGAGATTAGTAGCAAGTGTACCTTGCGCTGTCCTCGTTGTGCCAGACAAGAAGTGCCTGATACACTAATCAATACTGAACTAGATTTAGAATTCTTCCAACGCAATTTTACACATGAATTCGTAAAAAATAACGTAGAAAAAGTAACGTTTTGCGGGGATGACGGTGATCCTATATATGCACATGATTTCATCAAAGTGGTGGAATATTTAAAGGAAATTAAGCCGTCTATCTCTATTGTTATCGTTACTAACGGATCATATAAGACTGAGGGTTGGTGGCAAGATTTAGCAGTAAATCTGACTGAAACCGATCAAGTGCATTTCAGTTTAGATGGCTGGGATCAAGAAAGTAATAATAAATACCGAATCAACTGTAATTGGGATAGCATCATGACCGGTGCTAGAGTCCTTATTTCCAGAAGCAAAGCGTTTACTTCTTGGGATGCCATTGCATTTAAGTTTAATGAACACAAGTTAGACTTTATGCGTGACAAGGCTAAACGTATGGGCTTTGATCAATTTCAGTTGACAAAGAGTACAAAGTTTGGTAAGATTTACAACAACTATGGAATAGACGATGAGTTACAACCTATAGATGATTTAATTAGTTCAAGTCATAGATTTGAACGTACTATCACAAATCTATCAGGTCGTGAAGTTCAAGAACCGTGGTTAGAAACAAATATCAAACTGTACAAGTCAGTTAGAGATATTGGTAATACAAAGCCCATGTGTCATATAGGGAACAAGGGGTTGTATATCAATTCTAGGGGCGAGTTTTACCCTTGCTGTTGGGTGGCTAATCGTTATGGTCACAACAATAAGTGGGCAGAATTAGGTAAGAAGTTTGACTTGCATAAAGTCAACCTTGATAGTATTGTAGGTTTACCATTTTGGAATGGTGAATTTGCTAATGACAGTTTTGAATGTGAAACAAAATGCAGTTCAGAACGGGTCACAAGAAATTATGCCACTGAGTGGTAAAGAGATAGATATAGATATGACTTCACCACAAAAAGCAAAAGGCTCCTCATTCGAAAGAGAAGTTGCAAACTTCTTATCAACATTATACAACGAGAGTTTCATTCGTGCCCCTGGCTCGGGTGCTTACGTTGGAGGTAAGAATCAGTCACGTACTCAATTCTTACATGAGGGGCAGATTCGCAGTTTCAAAGGTGATATCGTCCCAGGACAATCGTTCCCTAAATTCAATGCAGAATGCAAAAGTTATGCAGATTTTCCGTTTCATCAGGTGTTGGCAGGTAACTGTAAAACATTAGATGGATGGTTGCAACAACTTATGGATGTTGCAGAGGAAGGCGATTTAAACATTCTATTCATGAAGTTTAATCGCAAGGGAAAGTTTGTCGCAGTCCAAACGAAATATACATGGGTTACTGATAACTTCATGTACTATTCTTCTCCCAACTTAGGTGATTGGATTCTACTTGAATTTGATCACTTCTTCAAATTAAACAAAGACCTTCTTAAATCATACTCAAGCAACGTAGGCTCAACAGACACCAAGTCAGGCAATATTATTAATATCGACACTGTACTGGCGTAATTAGGCTCACTTAATATACAATTTGTTTGGTCGGGGTTGCTCGACCCTCCTTGAGGAAGTACGGGTAGTGCTGTGCTAACGGATCTGGAGTATGCGTAGAACATTAATGTTCTACGGAACACCGAGAGGGCAATCGACAGGTTTGCGAACCCTCAATGAGTCTATACCTACTCTATCTTGATGGTATAGAACATGCGTTGCTGAGGATATGACAACATATCACTCACTACAGTCCCATTAAACTTTACAGAGCAACCGGTAGCGTTATATAGCAAACAGGCTGATATGACGGGGAAAGATAGCACATGGATGACAGGGCATGGCAATGTACCTTAAACCATTGGTAGTGCTGAATAGCACTACCATGGCTTCTAAAGCGGCAATATATAATCCGTATATGTAGATAAGAATAAAGTTGAGAAAACTTAAGACCGTAAGAAATAAGAACGAACGAAGTGAGTTCTTAGATGAACGAAGTTCATCTCTTAAATGAATTTATGAAATTTAAGATGACTAAGCAAGTGATCCGAAAAAACGTCATGTGCTTTTTCTTCTAAATGATTTCGTTGGGTGATCTTGAAGTCGTTATTTCTTCCCCAAGTAAGAAAACTACCATCGATACTATAGGGTTTCCAAAATGAATTATTCCAATCAAATTCAATCAAACGGTTAGACATTTCTCTTTCGTACTCGGCAGCAGAAAGTATTTGTTTGTAATTAGGGTTATCGAATATTTCATAAAAACTGCTTACAGCATTAAAAAATAAATGCGGAATCTTTAGATGTTCCAATCGTAGGTGTAGATTGTACATTTGATTATGTTGATATCTAGTAATGCCCAACAATGATATGTCGCCGGCTAAAAAATCACTATGAAACTTAACTCTATTAGGGTCTATTTCTAGTCCACGTTCTTGACTTAATCCAATCTCTCCGCTGCCTAAAGTTTTATCTTCACCGTCAACAAACCAATCAAATCTGCTAGGTTCACTCCATCCAATAATTATTAGGTCGGGAAATTTATCTTTACCTAACTCACAATCATTCAAATAATTATTAGTTAAACGTAATATTCTATCGTTGCCTGCACCGCCCCTTGCAGGGTTATCGACTACATTGCCGTTTAATTTTTTAGCAAGCACGTATGCATAACATGTTTCTTTGGGATTGCGTAATTCAGAGCCAAAAGTATGACTATCACCGTTGAAGTAAATTCTCATTTATCACCTTTAGAAGAATGGGAGTTGTGTTTTCTTAGTTAATTCTAAGTTTTCTTTAACTAAGTTGTTGATGTATATGCGCTCTTCCATAGACATATTCAATACATCTTCATACGACACACCGCCACGCATGTACCAAGCCAAAGAAAGGGCAGACTCTTTAATGCCCGCCACTTCTTTTTCCATATTATCAATCAGCTTCTTTACCGTCTCGGGGCTAGACCGTAGAAGCCTTAACCGAAAAAATCAGACGGATTAAGAGTATATGATTGTGAATACTCATTGCCGCAATTAGTACACTTGATATCCATTGGCTTTAGTTCAGTTGAAGCCTTTAGTTCAGTGTTGTAATCACGAATTTTTAGATATGTGTTTCTATCACAGTTCTGTAGGAAATCAAGAATAAATTGATCATCGTCTACTCTTGCAGTTGGGGTATTGATATACTCAATAGTTCTGCATAGTAATTGCATTGTTAAATCAGTGATTCTTTTTAATGCCTCATTACTAGCCTGAGTCTTTTGATTTATATCTTCAATTGTGTCAATGTTTTCAAATAACTTTTGAATTTCAAATTGTGCAGTAGCACCCTCATTCATTTCTTTAAATGTTAGTGGACGAAACTTAACTGTTAAATCATTGATTTCTAATTCTTTATTATAGTCTGCGGCTTTTAGAGTAGACAACACGCCGATCAAATTCAAAGCATATGTGCTTACCTCACTGCACTTTGGACATGTTGACTCTAATTCTAGGCTGTCACCACCGGCCGCAGCCTTAACTGCAATAAGAATTGCATCTAAGTCGTTGCTATTGATAGCCCAAGGGTCTTTGATATTAGGGACGCAACTTTTAATCAATTCTGTAACTGCAACTCCGTTAAACAATGCGTCAGGAGTTCTAGCAGTGATTTCATCAATTGCAGTCATCGGGAAAACAGGTAGTTCTCCTGTTTCAGTGGGTTCAATGACTCCTGGAGCATAGCCTTGACCTTTGCTAGGTAATGTTAGGTACACTGCTGGTCTACGGAAATACTGTCTAAGTGGGTTGTTGTTCATTTGTTGTCCTCATTAATTTTCGGGTTTTTCCCGATACTAAATACTTAATCGTATTTAGTGGGTTAAAACCTGGCGATAATAATTTACCGGAAGTGCTATGGATCCAGAACAACTAAGAGAATTTGAAGAGCAGATGCGCCAAATGACTGAGATGCTATCTCAGCAAAATTCCCTAATGGCTGCACAAATGAAGGCTCAGCAAGACTACATCAGATCCATGAAGGGCGCGGCTAAAGCATCGGATGATGCGGCTAGGGCTGACGAAGATCAGGCTGCTGCCTCAGAAGGTCTAACTAAACTTGAAGAAGCCGAAGCAAAAGCCAAACAACGTGCTATAGAAGCACAACAAAACTACAGAGACAGTTTAGTATCAGCAAAAAATGCAGTAATTGGATTTAGTGACGCACTCTTTGATAGTCAGGTAGGTTTTGACAAATATGGTAAAGCCTTAGGTGGCGCCGGCGATGCGGCTTGGTCTCTTGGTAAAAACTTTGGCTTAATTGGTATGGCTGCTGGCGGTGCCATCAAGGGTCTAACCATGATAGGCGAACTTGCATTCAAGCAAGCAGATGCACTATTAAAAGTTAATGATGCGCTTTCACAATCAGGTGCCGCAAACTCATTCAGTGCTGAAGAAATTCGCCAAATGGGTAGAGCAATGGGCCTCTCATCTCAAGAGATGGAGAAGTTCTCTAAACAGGCAACTACATTAAATGGTGGCTTAAGAGTATTAGGTACTAGTGCCGCTGATGGTGTAAAAGCATTCACTGATATGAATACTACAACCGCTGAAACAAGACAAGCGTTTCAGCGTTTAGGTTTTGATGACGAAGCCCGTATTAAGGCAACTGGTGATTATGTTAGATTACTAGAACGCTCAAACGCTGGTTTAACTGCCAGACAGATGAGTGAAGGTGCTTTGGCAAAACAAGCAAAGGCTTATACTGAAAACCTAGTTGTACTTGCTGATTTAACAGGTAAAGATGTTGAAGAAGTTAAAAAACAACAAGAAGTAAACCGTGCTACTTATGAATGGACTTTACAACAAAATAAGTGGCAACAACAACGTCTTGAAATGGAAAAAAGAGGTGATACTGAAGGTATTGCTAGACTTGATAAAGAAGTTGCTGCCGCAAATAAACTTATTGATGACGTTGGTCGTTTAGGTGATCCTGCTAAAACTGCCGCTGTGCAGATGCAGTACTTGACAGGAGCAGTTACAAAGCAAAGTTCGCAATTTGCTGTATTGGGTATGGATGTAGATAAGCAGATTCAGGCTGCTAAAGACGGAACATATCAGCAAGGTCAGTTCTCAGATGAGTATAGAAAAAATGCTCAAGCAATGCTTGATTCAGGCGGAACTGCATTAGCATTCAGTGAAGATTTTAGAAATGCGACCGGCTTGAATCGAGAAACAATTGGACAAGTAACTCAATACAACAAAGACTTATCCGAAGGTGTAACTCAACAGCAAATTGCCGCTAAAAAACGAAAAGAAATTGATGATAATACTGGTGGTAAAGGAAAAGCCGCAGAAGATCCTGCGCAGATTGCTAGAAATCAATTAACTGAAGCAGAACGCAGTGCTAGACTAGCAGTAGATGATTTAGTTGCTAGTATGAATCCATTGTTAAAAGGATTCGATGCAACTACTATTGCGGCAGGATTATTAGCAGCCGCTGCCGTAGCCGCAAGTATTGCATTAGGTAAGATGGCTTTATCTGCGGCAATGGGCGGCAAGGGTCCAACTGCAAAACCACCAGCAACACCTCCAAAGAAACCGGCGGCTCCTAGAGCAAGAGACCCTAAGACAGGTAGATTCATAAAGGCTCCTCCACCAAAACCACAAAGTTGGTTAAGCAAGATGACAAAGCCACTTAGTGGCTTTGCAAGCAAAGCAGGTGCAGTAGCAAAAAGTGCAGGAAGATTTGTTCCTGGTATTGGTCAAGCATTAATGATCGGCGGCGCCGCATATGGTGCATATAATGCCGCAAGTGATGCAGAAAAAACGTTAGGAATTGAAGGTCGCAAAGCCACTACCGGTGAGAAGTTTGCAGCCGGCGCAGGCGGAGCATTAAGCGCACTAACGTTTGGTATATTAAGTGCTGAAACTGCTAGCAAGGGCATTATGAATATGGCCGAACGCTTCAAGAAACAAGATTCTGAAGTTAAAAAGGCAACCGGCACTGGTTTAGGCGCACAACAAGAACAAGCAAAAGAAGCCGACGCCGCACGTAAGAAGCATGAAGAAACTGTTGCCGCACAAAAGAAAAATGCTGAGGTTACTGTTGCTGGTACAACTGCTACACTCTCATCTACTGAGGCGGTAGATAAAAACATTGAACAGTTAGATAGAATGCGTGAAACAACTGAAGTTAACTCTAAGACAGAAAAGCAAGCCTTAGATAAGTTTATCTTCAATTTAGACCAAGCATCTCTTGGATTAAAGTCATTGAACAATGCAATGATGATCCTATCTCAAACTGTGAGTGGCATCAATTTTAGTGGAGGTGGTGCAGGCCCCGGCGCAGACACAGGCGGTGGTGGAGCACCAAGTGGAGGTGGAGCACCAAGTGTTCCTGCTAATATCGGTTCATATATGGCTGCAACTGCCATGATTGAGTCCGGTGGTAACGCCAATGCTAGAGCAAAGACAAGTAGTGCCGGCGGAATGTTCCAGTTCTTAGATAGTACTTGGAAAGAATTAACTAAAGAAATGGGTAAAAACTATTCTGTTCAGGATAAGTTTGATCCAAAGAAATCAGCAGAAGTAATGGCTTACTTCACGCAAAAGCAAAAGAAGCAGTTAGAAAAGGGAACAGGTCGTGCAGCCTCAAACACTGACTTGTATATGGCTCACTTCTTAGGCTCAGGTGGTGCGGTTAAATTCTTAAATGCAATGAACAAAAATCCAAATGCCATTGCAGCCGATATGGATCCTAGAGCCGCAAGAGCAAATAAAAACATTTATTACGATCAATCAGGACGTGCAAGAACACTGGGCGAAGTGTATGAGTTGATGGGTAATAAAATGGATAAGGCTATGGTTCAAGTTGCAGGAGGCAAAGCACCTGCATTTGTACAGCAAATGGCTAAAGGCGGCGGACCTGCATCAGGTGTGTCTGGTTCTGATAACTTATCTGCACAGCGAGGTGATGTTAATGCTAAACTCACTAGTGAAAAGCCTAAAAACGTTAAAGTGGGTGATAAGGCTGACTTGTCTGGAGTATCACCTGAACTATTAAAGAGATTCTTCACTGCCGCAAAAGATTTTGGACAACCTGTATCCGTAAACAGTGCATACCGCGGAGATGCTTATCAGGCAGAGTTGTGGGTTAGAGGTAGAATATTAGGTGATCCTAGTATTCACACTCCTGCTAGACCTAAGAATGACACTACAATCTCATATAAAGGTAAAGAATATAAAGTAGAGGGTTCAGGAAAAGGCAGTAAGCACGGACGAGGTGAAGCATTAGACATTTCCGGTGATAGAGATGACTTTGATCCATATCTAGCAAAATATGGATTACATCGACCATTCAAACGGGATGACCCACCTCACGTAGAACTAATGGCAAGTTCTGGTGGAGTATTTGATGGCCCACAAAAAGGATATAATGTAGAATTGCATGGTACTGAATTAGTAGCTCCCTTGATGAAAGATAGTCTACTAATGAAATTGGCTCAGACACCAGCCAAAATGGATTCTATGGAAAAGATATTCGGTGATATGACGGGTAATATATCTAAGATCACCAATACAAAAGACATTGAAAAGAGATTTAGTTATAGCACATCGTCTAATAAAGAATCAATAACTAGTATAAAGCCAGCAGAAGTTATGCTTGGTGAAATTCAAGATATGACCAAAACTAATTTGGGTCAAATGGATTCTGCCTTTAATAAGGCTTTTGCAAATTTTGATGTAACGAAGAGTAGCAATATCAACCCCATTGATGTAAATCAATTATTAGCAAGTATTAATAAAGATACTGAATTGGCTAAGAGTCCTAATACATTAACAGATAGACTTGATCCAAATACAATGCTTGCTGATGTAATGCAAAAACAGAAAGAAGCAGAGCAAAAGGCAATGAGCCTGATGACTGCTAAAACTGAAACAATATCGTCTACTACACCAGTCGCAACAAGTTCTCCTAACGAAAAGGCACTGGAAATGAACACACAACTAATGGAAATGCTTTCAGGAAAACTTGACACTATGATTTCTGTATTAGAATCGGGTAATGATGTTTCTAGTAAGATTCTTAAGAGTTCACGTGTATAAACTAAATAGTAAGTAAAGAACAGGGCCTATGTCATATAAAAAGAAATTCTTAAACAGAAGCGGCGTTTCCAGTCCGATATCGGGCATCAATAGTAATACTGGTGCATGGAACAGTTCGCCTGGACAAAATGGATCACCTACAGGTGGTTGGAACAATACTGAATTTGGTTATAAGAACTATATGAGTAGGCTTCCTGAAGTCTATACAGGGCATCCAAATCGTATCGAACGATATAATCAGTATGAAATGATGGATGTTGATGCAGAAATCAATGCTTGTTTAGATATTATTTCAGAATTCAGTACACAGAAAAACGAACATAATAAAACACCCTTCAACCTTGAATTCAAAGAAGAGCCTACCCCACATGAAGTAGAATTACTTAAAAAGCAATTACAACAGTGGTGTAAGTTAAATGAATTTGATACAAGAGTGTTTAAGATTTTCCGTAACGTTATTAAGTATGGAGATCAGGTATTTGTTCGTGACCCAGAAAACTTCAAACTATACTGGGTCGATATGGTTAAAGTTATTAAAGTTATTGTCAACGAAAGTGAAGGTAAGAAGCCTGAACAGTATGTACTTAAAGACTTAAACATTAACTTACAAAACTTGAGTGTTGCACAAAAGACAAATACTGACTTTGCCGCAAACCCTGCGACAGGGCTTGGTGGCACAGGCGGTGGTACCAACACACCATATACTGTTCCTGCTATGCCATATAACACATCAGGATCAAGATTTACATTGGGTCAAAGCGAAAGTGCTATTGACGCAAAACATATCGTACACTTAAGTTTGACAGAAGGTCTAGACAGATTTTGGCCGTTTGGTCAGTCAATCTTAGAGAACATCTTTAAAGTTTATAAGCAAAAAGAATTGCTTGAAGATGCTGTTCTTATCTATCGTGTACAGCGTGCTCCTGAACGTAGAATGTTTAAAATTGACGTTGGTAACATGCCAAGTCACATGGCTATGGCATTCGTAGAACGTGTTAAGAACGAAATCCACCAACGTAGAATTCCAAGTTTGTATGGTGGTCAATCAATCGTTGATGCTACGTACAATCCATTATCAATGAACGAAGATTACTTCTTCCCAGTTACGGCTGAAGGTCGTGGATCAAGCGTAGAAGTACTACCTGGTGGTCAAAATCTTGGTGAAATTGATGACTTGAAATACTTCAATAACAGACTAGCACGTGGTCTACGTGTTCCAAGTTCATATCTACCAACAGGCCCTGATGATAACACAACACCATTGAGTGATGGTCGTGTTGGTACAGCAATGATTCAAGAGTTTCGTTTCAATCAATATTGCGAACGATTACAGAATTATATCTCATTGAAACTTGACGAAGAATTCAAATTATTCTTACGTTGGAGAGGCTTCAATATTGATACAGGATTGTTCTCATTACATTTCAATCCCCCACAGAACTTTGCCGCATATCGTCAAAGCGAGTTAGATACAGCACGTGTGTCAACATTTGCAAGTATGGAAGCGTTCCCTTATATTTCTAAGCGTTTTGCACTAGAACGTTTCTTAGGTTTGTCTGAAGAAGAAATTGCTAAGAACGAAAAACTTTGGGAAGAAGAAAACAAGAAAGAAGTTTCACTTGATCCTAAGGGTAGTGATCTACGTAACGTCGGTGTATCGACGGGCGATTTTGAATCCGATGAAAATACTGCGGATGAAATTGAAAGTGCAGAAGAAGCCCCTGCTGAAGGTCCAGATGTTGCAGGTCCTGTTGCAAGTCCCGAAGGCGGCGCAGCCGCAGCCGGCGCAGCCGGGCCAGTAAGCGCACCACCCGCATAATGAATGCGTGACTTTTTAAAGTACCTAATTGTTTGGATATCACAAAATTTAAGTGTACCTTTTTGGATAGTAGGTCATATACATTTAAGTATGCATATGACTGTGTTACAAGATGTTCATATTATTTTAGCATCATTGGGCATGAATTTAGTTGTTGCCGTAGGGTTTTTCATAGACTATAGCGATTATAAAAAGCAAAAAGATAAATAAAATTATGAAACTATTTGAGATGTTTGACCCGCCCGTTCAGGGAATGCAGGATGTTAATGCTGATAACAGCAAACCTGTGTGGCGTACCTCTCGTAAAACTAAACTTACTTTAAAGCAAATTCGTAAATTAAGACGTATGTTAGACGTAAGAAACTACGAAAAGAAATTGCACCTCAACAAAGTAAGAGAACAATATGGCGCTAAGCCAGCCGAAGAATCCGGCGCGCCTAGTGTCTAAAACGCATATTCCTACAAAAAACTCAAAAAAATAGCACTTATTACACTGTTTTGGTGTATATGGTGTAAATATGTGTACAAAGCCATTTCTAATCAGGAGAAATCATAATGGACAACAAGAAATACGAACAGTTAATCAACCTCATCATTAATGAGGACGAAGAGCAAGCCCGCGAACTATTCCACGAAATCGTTGTAGAAAAGTCACGTGAAATTTACGAATCAATCATGGAAGAAGAAATGGTTGATGAAGGCGACATGGGTGACATGGGCGACGATATGGAAGAAGGTATGGGCGGACAAGTAGGTGACCTACTTGACGAAATCAACGCAGAAGAATCTGGAGTAACTGAAGAAGAGGAAGAAGAAGTATTTGACCTCGACTCAGAAGAAGAAGATTTCGGCGGTGATGAAGGTGAAGCATCTGATGAAGTAGAAGATGCAGTTATCAGAATCGAAGATAAACTTGACCAGTTAATGGCCGAGTTTGAAGAAATCATGGGAGGCGGTGACGCTGAACTAGATGCCGGTGACGATGGCGAAGAAGAAGTCGAAGTTGACTCTGAAGAAGAGGAAGCAATGATGGAAGCCGTACAGTTGCAGAAAGTTTCCGTAACACACGGTGACGATGGCGTTCAGAAGAAGAGCCCAGTGGCAGCAAATTCAGGTAAGGCTGGTATGGACAGCAAGCCTGTTAACTTTGGTGGCGCAGACGAAAAAGGTCGCACAGCACCATCAGTGAAAGATGTTGAAGGCGCATCTAAGTTTAAGAATGCACCAGGACATAAATCACAAGACTTGTCAAATGCACCCAAGCCAGTAACTAAGGACGGTGCGGCATACGACAAGAGTCCAGTAGCAAAGTAAGGAACTGAGACCAAATGGCTTTGTATCTCAGAGAAAACTTGACATTCGACCGTGCAAACATGGTCGTAGAGTCAGTCAAAGAAGAGGGCGCTGAATTTAAGACCCTCTATATGAAGGGCATCTTCATTCAGGGCGGGGTTAAAAACGCAAATGAGCGTGTTTACCCCGTTTCTGAGATTGAAACCGCTGTAGATACACTCAATAAGCAAATTAGTGAAGGTTATTCTGTTTTAGGGGAAGTAGATCACCCCGATGATTTAAAGATTAATCTAGATCGTGTATCACACATGATTACAAGCATGTGGATGGACGGGGCTAACGGTTTCGGAAAATTAAAGATTCTACCTACTCCAATGGGACAATTAGTCCGTACAATGTTGGAGTCAGGTGTAAAACTAGGCGTATCCAGTCGTGGATCAGGTAATGTAAACGATATGGATGGTCGTGTCAGTGATTTTGAAATTATCACTGTGGATATTGTCGCTCAACCTAGCGCACCCAATGCATACCCAAAAGCAATCTATGAAAGCATGATGAATATGCGTCATGGTCATAGACTTATGGATATTGCAAAGGAAGTTGGTGGTGACAAAAAAGTAGAGAGATACCTGAAGGAGGAAGTAATGCGCCTCATCAAGGATCTCAAATTATAAAGGGGATATCAGCATGTTTGATGCTATCAAACCATTACTTGAAAGTGGATTAATCAAAGAGGATACTGCCCAGGCTCTAAACGAAGCATGGGAACTAAAACTCAATGAAGCCCGCCAACAAGTTCGTGCGGAATTACATGAAGAATTCGCACATCGTTATGAACATGACAGAATGGTGATGGTAGAAGCCCTAGATAAGATGATGACTGAAAGCCTTTCAGAAGAACTAAAAGAGTTCCATTCTGAAAGACAAGCAATGAACGAAGACCGAGTCAAGGCTCAGTTGAAGTTGCAGGAAAGCGCAACTAAGTTCAATGATTTTATGGTTACTAAACTCGCAGAAGAAATTCGTGAACTACGTACAGACCGTAAAATTCAGAACGAAAATCAACAGAAACTTGAAAAGTTTGTTACACATGCCCTAGCACGTGAAATTAAAGAATTCGCAGTGGATAGACAAGCAGTTGTAGAAGCAAAGGTCAAGTTAGTTGCTGAAGGTCGCAAGCAGTTGGAAGCACTTAAAGGCAAGTTCGTTGCTGAAAGTGCCAAAAAGGTTAGCGGCATTGTTTCAACACATCTTAAGGGTGAACTATCAACACTTAAGGAAGACATTAAACAGGCTAGAGAAAATAGTTTTGGACGTAAGTTGTTCGAAGCATTTGCTAGTGAATTCAGTGTAACTCATTTAAATGAGAAGGCTGAAACTCGCAAGTTAATGCAGGCACTTGTTCAAAAGGATAAGCAACTAGCCGAATCTGCTAATAAGATTGCGCAAGCACAGAAATTAGTAGAAAGTAAAGATCGTGAAGTTCGCATTATTAAAGAATCAACTCAGCGTGAACAGGTACTAGATGAATTACTAGCACCATTAAACGAAGAGAAGGCTCAGGTAATGAAAACTTTACTTGAAAGCGTTCAGACTACTAAGTTAAAGAATGCTTTCGATAAGTATCTACCAGCAGTTCTTAACACTGGTTCAGAAGTCTCAGCAAAGCCTGCAAAGGCAGCGTTGACTGAATCAAAAGTTGTTACAGAAGTAACTGGTGATAAATCTGCCAAGAAGATTGAAGAAGTCGATAGCAACGAGAAAGACAATGTTATCGAAATTAAGCGTCTGGCAGGGCTTTAATTAGACATAGTTTAGGAGAATATAAAAATGTCAAAAGTACTCTTAGAAAGCCGTTGGGACGAGACCAAAGATGCCCTGTTAGAAGGCTTAAAAGGCACTCGCCGCTCAACAATGGGTGTAATTTTAGAAAACACCCGCAAGCAGTTGCTATCTGAATCAACAGCAGGTACAACAACTGCAGGTAATATCGCAACACTAAACCGCGTGATTCTTCCAGTAATCCGTCGTGTCATGCCAACAGTTATCGCTAACGAGTTGGTAGGCGTTCAGCCAATGACCGGCCCAGTTGGTCAGATTCACACTCTACGTGTTCGCTATGCGCAGTCATTGACTGACAACTCAGCAGCCGCTACTTCTGTAACTGCTGGTGAAGAAGCATTGTCACCATTCAAGATTGCACAGGCATACTCACGTGTTCCATCAAGCACAACAAGCACTAACTTCTATACTGGTGCTGACACTGCGGCTCTTGAAGGTAACGGCGGTAAGCAGATCAGCGTACAGATTCTACGTCAGGCTGTTGAAGCCAAGTCACGTAAGTTGCAAGCACGTTGGACATTTGAAGCCGCTCAGGACGCACAGTCACAGCATGGTATCGATGTTGAAGCAGAAATTATGGCTGCTCTAGCACAAGAAATCACTGCTGAAATTGACCAAGAAATTCTCTTGTCATTGCGTACTCTTGCTTCAACCGAGTTCACATACAACCAGGCAACAGTATCAGGTACTGCTACATACGTTGGTGACGAACATGCTGCCCTAGCAGTTCTAATCAACCGTGTTGCTAACTTGATTGCACAGCGTACCCGTCGTGGTGCTGGTAACTGGGCAGTTGTTTCAAGTGCAGCCTTGACTGTTCTACAGTCAGCAACAACATCAGCATTCGCACGTACCACAGAAGGTACATTCGAAGCACCAACAAACACTAAGTTCGTTGGTACATTGAACGGTGCAATGCGTGTGTTCGTTGACTCATATGCACCTGACACACAGCCAGTTCTAGTTGGTTATAAGGGTTCATCTGAGACTGATGCAGCCGCATTCTACTGCCCATACATTCCATTGATGAGCAGTGGTGTTGTTCTAGATCCATCAACATTCGAACCAGTCGTATCATTCATGACACGTTATGGTTACATCGAATTAACAAACACTGCGTCATCATTCGGTAACGCAGCTGACTACGTTGGTGAGATTGCTGTTCAGAACCTAACATTCCAATAAGAAGTTTTACTTCTCGGGATGGGAAGTGGGAAGGGTCTTCGGACCCTTCCTTTTTATCAATGATAAAAGCGCACTTTATGTGTGCTTTTTTGTGGCTAAATACTTTATGTCTGAAATCCTATATACTCTAATAGCAACGCATATTACTATCATATGTGTTACAGTTTTCCTGCATCGTGGACAAGCACACAAAGGAATTGAGTTTCATCCTGTACTAAGTCACTTTATGCGTTTTTGGTTATGGCTAACAACAGGTATGATAACAAAAGAGTGGGTCGCTATTCACAGAAAACATCATAGGTTCTGCGAAACTGACAATGACCCGCACAGTCCAAAAACATACGGATTAACTACAGTATTGTTTAAAGGAGCATTCTTATATCATGCGGCATCAAAAGATAAAGATATGGTTAATTCATATGGTGTTGGCACTCCTAATGATTGGATGGAGCGCAACGTATACACTACTCACTCTAGACTTGGCATTGGCATTCTCCTTATGCTCAATGTCATCTTATTCGGGTGGGTTGGGCTTTTAATGTGGGGAATTCAAATGATATGGATTCCGTTTTGGGCCGCCGGGGTAGTTAATGGTATAGGTCATTATTGGGGTTATCGAAACGGTAATACCAAAGATAACAGTAGAAACATATCTCCGTGGGGAATTATAATCGGCGGTGAAGAATTACACAACAATCATCACTTAGACCCTGCAAATATTAAATTGAGTCGTAAAAAATTTGAGTTTGATATAGGATATTTTTATTGTCGTTTATTTGCTAAAATGCATCTACTGAAAATACGTTAAGCAATTCTAGTATCACCGTCTACTGTGGCATTAAGAATTGATTTCTTACCTGTTCTTAATTTCTTTTTATAAAGTCTACTACAGTTGGCACACAATGTCAATAGATTACTTTTCTTTTTATTATTTTTGTTTCCATCTTTGTAGACTAAATCAATTTGACATTTATCTTCCGCTTCAAATCCACATTGATTACAACTAGTTTGTTTGTGTTGTAAATGTTTAAAACGTGGATTATAAATTGCTTTTGAGCAATCTATACAATATCTATGCCACTTTTGAAATCCATGCTTACTTTTGCCGTTAGGTTTTGCAAGAGCAAACTTACAATGAAGGCATAACGGTCTTGGAGGTTGTGCTGTTAGCATAATAATATTTATAAAAAAGCACTCCTAGGTTCTTTTTTCTACGGCTTTGTGTCACTTAATTTGATAAATAATAAAATAGATAATGGAACTTGTTCATGGCAGCAGAACTTTTTAACTCTCTTGGTGGATTTTCAGCAGGCATACCACCCGTCGAAGTAATTGACGCAAATGGTAACGTAGTTACCAATGTATTAACCTCTGGAAACGTTGCCGCAAATACAGTTTATGCTACTTACTATAAGTATGCCAATGGTAATCCATTAACAGTTGGCGCAGCCGGTTCTAATACTCAACTACAATTTAATAACAATGGTCAGTTTGGTGGAATCCCTAATGTAACTTGGGACGGAAACACACTGACATTGGGCGCTGTCTCACAACTTTCTATTTTAGGTGGTGATAACGGATACTTCTTACAGACTGACGGCGCTGGAAATCTTACATGGGCAGCCGGAGGCAATGGCGGTGGTAATGGATCACCTGGTGGCGCAAATACACAAGTACAATTTAATGACAGTGGTAACTTTGGTGGCGACTCTGGTTTCACATATGACAAGAACACAAACTTATTAACAGTTAACAACTTAACTGTTATCGATGTTCTTACTGCTAACGTATCTTCTGCATTGACTGCAGGTACTGTAACAACGAATGCTCAACCAAATATTACAAGTGTTGGTACACTAACAACATTAAATGTTACCAACACTGTTACAGCAAACTTATTTTCTGGCTCTGGCGCAAACTTAACTAATATCCCGGCAGCAAACTTAGTAGGTTCTGTTCCGGTAGCAAACTTTGTAAGTCAAGCATCTCAGCCCAATATCACAAGCGTAGGTGTATTAACATCACTTACTACTTCAGGTAATATTGCGGCATCAGGTAATATTAATGGTGGTAACGTTTCTGTATCAGGAAATACTACTACTGCTAATCTTTCAGTATTAGGCAATGCTACTTTTACAAATGGGTTAGCCGTTAGTGCTAATGCAACAGTAAACTTTGGGGTAGCATCAAACGTAAGTTTGGGAAGCCTATCTAACATTCATATCAGTGGTGGTACTAATGGTTATGTATTATCTACTGATGGTGCTGGCAACCTATCATGGACTGCAGGTGGAGGTGGCGGCAACGGAACACCAGGCGGCAGTAATACACAAATTCAATATAACGACATTGGTACTTTTGGAGGCAGTCCGTTCTTCACGTTCAATGACGTTACAAACACAGTAAACATTGCGGGCAACTTAGTTGCTAACGCAGTAATTATGGGATCAGGAGCATATAGATTTAGTTATTCTAATGTTTATGCGGCTACAACTAGTAGCACAGCCACTGATCAGATTTTATATTCAATTCCAGTAGCAAGTGTTGCTGGATTAGATTTTACTATTATTTCAACTGACACTACAGCCGGTATGAGACAGATCACTAAATTGACTTCTGTTAATATGGGCGCATCAGTGAGTTATGTTGAAGTTAGTAGTATGCAGGTAAATGGTTATTTGGGAGACTTTTCAATTCAATATGATGCAGGAAATATTATTGTTCAGCCAAGTATTGTGTTAAAAGTTACACCGGCAACCAGTAATTTATTGACTCATAAAATGCAAATAACAACTTATGAGCCATAAAGGTTTGTTGAGAATAATGATAAATAATACAAGATAAGGGAATCTACACATGGCACTTAAACCACTCAATTCGGTAGGCGGCTTCTCAGTTGGTGAAGTACCTGCAAACGTAATTTTCGCAAATGGCGACTTTTCTGGTAATAAAGCAAACTTTACCGGAAACGTTTCTATGCTTGGATTGTTAACGAACAATCTATACTATGCAAACGGTCAACCTTGGGACTTACAAGAAGCGGCCGGCTCTAACACTCAAATTCAGTTTAATAATAATAACAATTTTGGTGCTAGTGCTAACTTCACATTTGACAGTGCTACTAACGTACTAACTGTATCAAACGGTAATGTATCTACTGGCAACTTGAGTGCATCTGGTTTACTATCAGTAACTGGTAATGCTAACGTAGGTAACTTAGGTACAGGTGGACTCATCATTGCTACAGGTAACGTAACCGGTGGCAATATAACAACAAGTGGTGTAGTAAGTGCAACTGGTAACGTAAGTGGTGGTAATTTAACAACTGGTGGTGTAGTAGCCGCAACAGGCAATGTGTCTGGTGGTAACTTAACTACTGGTGGCGCATTAAGTGTCACTGGTAACGCTAACGTAGGTAACCTAGGAACAGCAGGCCTTATCACTGCTACAGGTAACGTAAGTGGTGGCAACTTAACTACTGGTGGCGCATTGAGCGTAACTGGTAATGCTAACGTAGGTAACATTGGTGGTGCATCAGGCTTATTCACAGCAAATGTAACATCCAATAATGTAACAGTAAATCTAGAACTACAAGCCAACACTGCCAACTTTGATGGCAACGTAATTATGGACAACTGGTTGACTGTAACTAATACAGCCAACGTTGGTAACTTACGTACTAATAATCTATTATATGCAAACGGCTTACCTTGGGACTTACAAGAAGCAGCCGGTGCAAACACTCAAATTCAGTTTAACAATAGCACCAATAACAACTTCGGTGCAAGTGCTAATTTCACATTCGACAGTGCAACAAACAATTTAGCACTAAATGGTAATGTACTATTAGGTGGTACTAGTCAGAATCAGATCGTTAATACAAGCAACA